AAATTATCAAAACTCAACACAACACAACACAACACAGCACAACACAACTCAACTCAACAACTGAATTCTTAGACTACCATATCTGAATTCAAAACAACCGATCACACAAACCAAACACGCTTTATAATTTGTAATCGACATGGACTGCATACAGATTGGAAGCATGATCATTTCCATCCCAACCGCGCAGGCATCCACATTAGCCTGCACCGCTGTCAAACCCACATCCACCAAGCCGACACAAGCCGATCTTAAAATGGTTGGCTTTCATCCAAAGGAACCAACTCGCGTAGCATCTGTTACGCCAGTACTAGTGAAGAAAGCCTTATTCAAAAAGGCTGAAGTGGAGAAGAGCGCCCTCGACAAGTGGGCAGAAGCCTATGAAAATGCCAATCATAGGAAGGATGACAAGATAGTCACTACCAGGCGTGGAGTGACAAGGTTTGTTCGCAAGAACCGAAAGGACTTGCGCCGCGAGAGAGATGAGCTGGCTGCAACAGCTCGTGAAAAGTTGGCACAGGAAATTCGCCACCTCAAAATTAGGCGAAACGAAAACCAATTGAAAAATAGTCACGTAAGTATTATTTCAAAAATTTCAATTGGTGGAGCTCCCAGATCTGCATCTGAGGAGGAGATCACACCAGTACAGAAGTGGGGTCTCAACAAAACAGCAAGTTCCAAAACTTGCAAGAAACAAACCCATTTGACTGTTTCAAATGGGGAATTCAAGAAACTGCTCCGCTCATTAGCCCAAATAATGCGCGAAAAAGCATCCACAATAGAAATTGTGGAAAAGACAACGCTACGAGCACGTAGCAAAGAGTTTAAGGGACGTCAAAGAATGTTTGTTGACGTACTACATCAAACTGGCATATATCGGTCATTTGATGTAAAGATGGGCTCCTGGACTGAGAGTGTATTTGGATACATGTTTAAGTATTTTGAGAAAGGGCCCATAATACATCACACAAAAATTCAGCCAGGTTGTAGTGGACTCGTCGTACGGAGAAGTTCATTGAAGGACTGCATTTCAGGAAATCACACGGAATTTTTCATTGTGCGTGGTCGAATCAGAAACATTCTCTGCGACGCACGTGCATTTATACCATATGAGTCACTATTTGATGTGCATCACTACTCAAGTCTTGGAGAAAAATTTTGGAAAGGTTTCACCAACGTCTTTCTAGAATTGAAACCAACACAGATTAGCCATGACTGCACATCAGACCTTGATGTTGTTAGATGTGGGGAGGTCTCCGCACTGGTTTGTCAAACAGTGTTTCCTTGTGGAAAAATAACTTGTAACAAATGCGTGGAAAGTTACACGCTCTTGGATGAGGAAAGCAAGAAGGCACAAATTCAACAGTCTTTGGAGCGAATCGAGAAAGACTTGACTCACAAGTACACTGATTTCCCTCACGTTCACGAGATTCTGAAGGTGTTTGGAAATTCCTTGTTAATTCCTAACAAGAATTACAAGGCATTTGCTGACATTAAACACATGATCGGGGATCGAACTGAAGCACCTTTTAGTCATGTCAATAAATTGAACGAAATTATAATAAAAGGTAGCATGTCAACAACTGCTGACTATTTTGATGCTTCCAACACTTTGTTGGAGGTAGCAAGATATCTCAAGAATCGGACAGAGAACATACAGAAAGGCTCACTTGCAGCTTTTAGAAATAGAGCTTCTGCGAAAGCACATATCAACACAATCTTGCTGTGTGATAACCAACTTGACAAGAATGGAAATTTCGTTTGGGGAAAAAGAGGCTATCATGCAAAGAGATTCTTTAAGAATTACTTTGAACTTGTTGATCCATCAAATGGATATGCAAAACACATCGTCAGAAATGGACCAAATGGAGAAAGACAACTAGCAATTGGTCATTTGGTTATGTCGACGAATTTCCAAACCTTGAGGCTGCAACTCGAGGGAAACCAAGTTGAAAAATTCCCAGTAACCAAAGCTTGCATCAGTAAACGAAATGAAAATTTCATATATCCATGCTGCTGCGTCACAACCGAAACTGGAGAACCATTGGAGTCACCATTATACACTCCAACAAAAGGTCATCTTGTAATTGGCAACACTGGTGATGCTAAGTATATAGACTTACCTGAGCAGGAGAATGAACGATTGTACATATCACAAGAAGGGTATTGTTATGTAAATGTATTCTTAGCAATGTTGGTGAACGTCAACGAGGATGATGCCAAGAATTTCACAAAGATTGTACGTGACGATGTGGTCAGGAAGCTTGGGAAGTGGCCGACACTGATAGATTTAGCAACTGCTTGCTATTATCTCACAATGTTTTTCCCAGAAACACGAAATGCAGAATTACCTAGAATTCTGGTTGATCATAAACACAACACGATGCATGTCATTGATGCATATGGTTCAAAGAACACAGGATATCACATTTTGAAGGCAGGAACTATTGCACAATTGATCTTATTCGCTAGTGAGTCACTTGATTCTGAGATCAAGGAATATCGCGTTGGAGGCTTGATAGAGGACACAGCTGTTGTACAAACGGGTATCAAAACATTGATTCGATCTATTTACAGACCCAAAATGTTCAAAGAACTCTTGTTGACAGAACCATATTTGATAACTCTGAGTGTTTTATCACCAGGAGTTCTTTTGGCAATGTACAACAATGGATCTTTTGAACAAGCCACTCAAAAATTCATAACACACAATGATTCACTTGCAACCATTTCCACTACTCTGGCATTACTCGCAACGAAAGTCTCTCTCGCACAAACCCTCAATGAGCAATGTAACATAATTGATGCACATGCACAATTATTGTTGCAAGCGATTGGTGAGGGACAAAGTGAGATTAGTCACACAAAACGACTGGCAAAAGAAGCTCTTCAAGTGATGATTGCACAAAATGAGAATGACTCTTCACTCTTGGATGGAGGTTACTTTGTTTTACGCGAATCTTCTAAGGGTTTTACTGAGAAAAAATATCTGCGCCTTTTGGAGGAATCATGGGAAGATCTAAACTTGTTGGAAAAATATTATGCAGTAAGAGCATCATATTCTTGGCGACGCGTTATTCAGCGACCTTTAAACCCCACAAAAGGTGCAGATTTGAAAGGCAGATACGATATATCCATCAATGCATTACTCAAGAAAGCATCTGAAGCCATGAACGTAATTGTCAGGAAGAATTTGGCAAAAGGTGAACTTGTATATAAAAATGTGACAAGGAAAGGTTTAGAGTTATCTTATTCTGCATGTAGATATTTAATACCAGATTTCATGCGTGCTGTTAGTGTTTTAACTGTTTTAAGTTTGTTTGTTTCTTTAATAGCAGCTTTAAATAACATGTTGGTTGCTCATAAACATCTTAAAATGAAAAATTTCGAATTTGAACAACAAATGACTGATAGGACTTTATATAAGTTGTACAAAAGCTTGAAGCGAAACATGAAAGGTAACCCTAGCCTGGAAGAATTCAGAGATTTTGTGGGAGAGAGAAACCCTGAACTGGTTAAGAAAATTGATCCGGATGAGTTTGATCTTGAAGGGGTACAACATCAGCACAAGAGTAAGTCACAAGATACTCTTCAGAAAATCGTCGCTTTTGTAGCATTAATAATGATGACATTTGACGCTGACCGAAGCGATTGTGTGTACAAAATTTTAAACAAGCTGAAGGGGATAATTGGAACAATCGAGTATGAAGTGCAACATCAGGCGATTGATGACATCAAACTTGGTTTGGAGGAGGAGAATACAAAGATTGATTTTGAAGTGTCAACAGATCCACAGCTAGACAAGACATTCAGCGAACCAACTTTTTCTGACTGGTGGAGCAATCAACTAACAAATAATAACGTGATTCCACACTACCGAACTGAAGGATTTTTTATGGAATTCACTCGACAATCCGCCATTGAAGTTTCAAATCAGATTGCACATGGCCCACACATGGATATTTTATTACGAGGTGCAGTAGGATCTGGTAAGTCAACAGGATTACCATATCATCTTTCAAAACGTGGTCAAGTACTGCTACTTGAACCAACAAGACCATTGGCAGAAAACGTCTGTACACAATTGCGCGGAGACCCTTTTCACACAAATCCAACATTGCGTATGCGTGGCATGACTTCGTTTGGATCAGCACCAATCACAGTCATGACAAGCGGTTATGCTCTACATTATTTAGCCAACAACCCACATCTTTTGCGCGACTATAACTACATCATATTCGATGAATGTCATGTTAGTGATAGTTCAGCAATGGCTTTTAGGTGTTTGCTACATGAATATAGTTTCAACGGGAAGATAATCAAAGTTTCAGCAACACCACAAGGTAGAGAGGTTGAATTCAAGACACAATTTCCAGTAACTCTTATTACCGAGGAGCATCTCTCTTTCAGTCAGTTTTGTGAAGCCCAGAGAACGAACGCAAAGTGCGATGTTGCGACAAGTGGAGAGAATATCTTGGTCTATGTTGCGAGTTATAACGAAGTGGATCAACTCAGTAGGATGCTTGTCGAAAGGAAGTTTAAGGTGACAAAGGTGGACGGTCGAACAATGAAAGTTGGAAAAGTTGCCATTGAAACACACGGAAGTGTCGGAGCACCTCATTTTATTGTGGCGACCAACATCATTGAGAATGGAGTAACTTTGGATGTGGACACAGTTGTTGATTTTGGGCAGAAAATTTCACCTACACTGGACGTCGACAATCGTTGTATACACTATTCGAAACAATGTGTCACATACGGAGAGCGAATTCAGAGACTTGGAAGAGTTGGACGTCATAAGCAAGGAAAAGCTTTGAGAATAGGTTTCACTGAGAAAGGACAGGTAGCAATACCTGACATTGTAGCCACAGAAGCAGCTTTTCTCTGCTTCACATATGGGTTGCCTGTCATGACACACAATGTTTCAGTTAGTTTACTGTCTAAATGCACGGTTAAACAAGCAAGAACAATGCATTTATTCGAACTACCTGCATTTTATACAGTCAACCTTGTTAGATACGATGGTTCAATGCACAAAGCAATACATGATTTATTGAAACCATATCGTCTGCGAGACTCTGAGATCATACTGAACAAAATGGCAATTCCAACACATGGCTTGACAACTTGGATGAAAGCAATTGATTACAACAAAATTGGGAAGAAGCTTGAACTAGAAGCAGAAACACGTATACCATTCTATGCACGCGACATTCCAGAAATGCTTCACAGGCGAGTGTATGAAGCAATGCTCAGATTCAAAGGTGATGCGGGTTTCGGAAGAATCTCAACAGCAAGTGCTTGCAAAATCGCGTACACATTGCAAACTGATTTGCAATCCATTCCACGAACAGTGAAACTCATTGATATGTTGATTGAAAAGGAGCAGCAAAAACACGCACATTATCAGCTAGCTATTTCAACATCATGTTCATCTTTCAGTTATTCATTATCCACTCTCAGTGACATTGTTAGAAGAACATATCAGAAGGATCATTCTCTCGAAAACATCAGTATCCTTCAAGCAGCAAAAGCACAAATTCTGTCTTTCAATACGATATCAGAAGATTTTTCTTACGCTGAGCAAAGTACTTCCTATCTTTGTGAATCTGTATTGGAGCACACAGCAACGGAGTGCATTTATCATCAATCTGAAGGCGAGCTTGCAAAACATCTGAAGCTCAAGGGATACTGGAATAAGAGTCTTATAACACGTGATATTATTATCATGCTTGGTGTTATTGGTGGGGGTTGTTGGATGGCTTACTCTTATTTCACAGAAAAATTCTCAGAAGAAGTCTCGCATGAAGGGTGGAACCGTAGACAAAAGCAAAAGTTGAAGTTTAGAAATGCGAGAGATGAGAAGCTAGGGAGAGAGGTTTATGGTGATGATGGAACTCTTGAACATTTCTTTGGTGAAGCATATACGAAGAAAGGCAAAACAAAAGGCAAGACGAGAGGAGCTGGGACAAAAACAAGGCGATTTATCAACATGTATGGATATGACCCAGCTGATTATTCGTTTGTTCGATTTGTTGATCCTTTGACAGGGCGGACACTTGATGACTCACCATACACAGATATTGGATTGATACAAGATCATTTTGCTGATGTACGAGATGAGATGATCGCCAACGGTGAACTTGATAGGCAGCGATTGCATCTCGGAAACGCCAACAGGATTGAGGCATATTTCATAAACAATGCGACAAAGAAAGCACTGCAAGTTGACATGACACCACACAATCCACTCTTATTCTGTAAGAGTGGCACAGCCATTGCAGGTTTTCCAGAGCGAGAAGGAGAGTTTCGTCAAACAGGAGCAGCAACGCCAATTGACATTGAGAAAGTACCAAAACAGTGTGAAGCATCTGTTGTCACACATGAAGGAAAAGCACTTTTTGGGGGTCTGCGTGATTATAATGGAATCGCAAGTGTTATCTGTCAACTGAGCAACGAATCGGATGGACATGTCGAAACAATGTTTGGAATTGGATATGGTCCCTTCATCGTCACAAATCAGCACCTTTTCAAAAGGAACAATGGAAAACTCACGATAAGGTCACGATCTGGTAAGTTCATCATTGAAGATACAACTGTCATTGATATGTTCCCTTGTAAGAGTTTTGACATATTAATAATGAGACTGCCCAAAGATTTTCCACCATTTCCACAACGTTTAAACTTCAGACAACCTCAAAGTGGCGAGCAAATCTGCATGGTTGGTTCAAATTTTCAAGAGAAGAGCATCACAAGTGTTATTTCTGCAACAAGTGAGACTGTCCCATTTCCCAATAGCCACTTTTGGAAGCACTGGATTACAACCAAGAATGGATATTGTGGTCTCCCGCTTGTCGCAGTGAAAGATGGAAACATTGTTGGATTGCATAGCCTAGCAAATTTCGCACAGACACAGAATTACTTTGCGAATTTTCCAGAGAACTTTCAGGATTCTATTCTTAACTCAACCGAGTCACTCAATTGGGTTCAGAGGTGGAAATACAATTCAAGAGAGATTTGCTGGGGAAAGCTCAAGATGCATGAGAGTGTGCCAGATGGACTATTCAAGATTCACAAACTCATAAGCGACCTCAGTAATGCGGATGTTTTCCAACAATCACAACAGCGAAAGTGGATGTATGAAGCGTTGAAGGACAACTTACAAGCAATTGCTCAAACACCCAATCAATTGGTCACGAAACATTCTGTTAAGGGCAAGTGTAGATTGTTCGACTTATACCTGCGTCAAAATGAGGAAGCCAACACATACTTCCAACCTTTGATGGGTGCGTATCAGAAGAGTGTTTTGAGTCGAGAAGCATACATCAAGGACATAATGAAGTACTCAACACCGATCATAATTGGCAAAGTCGACTGTGATGCGTTTGAAACTGTTGTTGATTTCTTCATCATTCAACTCAGAGAGTTTGGGATCGAAACTTGCAATTATATCACATGCCATGAAGACATCTTCAATTCATTGAACATGAAGGCTGCGGTTGGTGCACTCTACACTGGAAAGAAACGAGATTATTTTAAGGAATTCACAGAGGGTGACAAGGAGGAGATCTTAAAGCAAAGTTGCTTTAGATTATTCTCAGGAAAGTTTGGTGTTTGGAATGGCTCCTTGAAATCTGAGCTGCGGGCCAGAGAGAAAGTCGAAGAAGGAAAAACTAGAACCTTCACAGCAGCACCACTTGATTCACTACTCGGAGCAAAGTCATGTGTGGATGATTTCAACAATCAATTTTATGACTTAAACTTGAAGGCTCCTTGGAGTGTTGGAATGACGAAGTTTTACTGTGGATGGGACAATTTGTTGAGTGGATTCCCTGAGGGTTGGATCTATTGTGACGCGGACGGTTCTCGATTCGATAGCTCACTTTCTCCATACTTGATAAACTCAGTTTTACAAATTCGGTTGTCTTTTATGGAAGAGTGGGAGATTGGTGCTCAAATGCTCAAGAACTTGTATACGGAAATCGTCTATACACCAATTGCTACTCCAGACGGGACGATAGTGAAGAAGTTCAAAGGAAACAACAGCGGCCAACCATCAACTGTTGTGGATAACACTCTAATGGTTATTGTATCTATGAAATATAGTTTGTTTAAATTAGGAATAAAGTTAGAAAACCAGGATTCTATATGTAAGTATTATGTTAATGGTGATGATTTAATTATAGCTATTAGACCGGATCACGAGTACATCCTTGATGGACTTCAGGAAATCTTCTACACACTAGGTCTGAATTATGAATTCAATTCAAGAACTAAGAATAAAGCAGACTTGTGGTTCATGTCGCATCAAGGAGTGATGCGAGAGGGAAAATTCATACCAAAGCTTGAGAAGGAAAGAATTGTTTCAATTCTGGAATGGGATCGTTCAGACGAACCTGTTCACAGGTTGGAGGCTATTTGTGCTGCGATGATCGAAGCATGGGGTTATGATGAGTTAGTCCACGAAATCCGAAAGTTTTACTTGTGGGTACTCGATCAAGCTCCATACAATGCACTGGCATTAGAAGGCAAGGCACCATACATCGCAGAGACCGCTCTGAGGAAATTATATCTTAACGAGGAACCAAGTGAATTAGAGCTGGGAGCATACCAAAAAGCCTTCGAAGAGGAAGATGAGGAGAGCGAGGCAATTTTTGAGGTTTCACATCAAGCCAATGACACGGTCGACGCTGGAGCTTCTGGATCAGGAAGTCAACAAGGTCAAACAAAGGAAAAACAGCCTCGAGAGAGTAGGCCAGCACTTGACAAGGATGTTGATGTTGGGACTGTTGGTACTTTTTCTGTGCCACGAATGAAAGTCGTGAGTGACAAAATGAAATTACCAAAAGTTGATGGAAAGGTTGTTTTGAGCGCTGAGCATTTGTTACAGTACAAACCACCACAGCTCGAACTTTCGAACACACGTGCCACTCACAGCCAATTCAAATCATGGTATGAAGAAGTCAAAGGAGCGTACGGAATGGATGATGCCAACATGCAAATTATATTGAATGGTCTGATGGTGTGGTGTATTGAGAATGGAACATCACCAAACATAAATGGAAACTGGGTTATGATGGATGGAGAGGCACAAGTTGAATATCCTTTAAAACCAATCATAGAAAATGCCAAACCCACGTTTCGCCAAATAATGGCCCATTTCAGTGACGTAGCTGAAGCGTACATTGAAATGCGTAATACAACAGAGAAGTACATGCCAAGGTATGGACGTCAGCGCAATCTCAACGACTACCAACTTGCACGTTATGCATTTGACTTTTATGAGATAACGTCGAGGACACCGAATCGTGCACGAGAAGCTCACTTTCAGATGAAAGCAGCAGCTCTACATAACACGAAGACACGAACATTCGGTTTGGATGGGAAAGTTGGAACACAGGAAGAGGACACGGAGAGGCACACAGCAGGGGATGTCAATGCTAATATGCATAGTTTGTTAGGCATGCGATCTATGTAGTTTAAGTGTGTTTCGGTAGGCTTAAGTACTATTAATATAGTAAGTCAATATTAAATATAGTGCTTTCTTTGTTTACCCGTTCGATCCTCCCTTCGGCCTATACTTTAGAGTGTCAATTTGATGAGTGTGGGCTTCCCACGAGTATCTCGCCACTCTCTATGTCTAGGAGCTAAGTTTGCATTTGCACTATGTGAGTATTCATGGTTTTAAAGCAGCCTGGTGCCACCATGAAATGTCAGTATTGTACGTGTTGAACAAGGGAC